ATGGACACATATTGCTTTTGCTAAAACAGGAAGTTATTCCGGTCTTTTTGTAGACGGAGATTTGATAGCTCAAACAAATAGTACAGTTCACCCTCAAGACTCAACGAGTGTATTATCAATAGGTGGAACTAGTTCTAGTCAGAGATTTAAAGGTTACATATCTAATGTAAGAGTCGTAAAAGGCGATTTCTTATATAACGTAGATCTATCAGCACCATCTGAGGCGATATACGGTTAATTAATTTAAACTTAAAGGAAAAAAATAATGAGTGAAGAAAATACAATAGATACTGAAAGTGAAACTCCTGAGGTTTCACCGGCAGAAAATTTTGTTAATGCAGTTACTGCTAAAGATTTTGTATCAGCTAGTAAAGATTTTGAAAATATGATGATGGCTAAAGTTGATGATGCTTTAGACCAAGAAAAAATAAGTTTGGCTGCACAAATATTCAACGGAGAAGATCCAAATGAAGAAGATATCAATGATGAAACTGAAGAAGAGGAAGATGAATCAGAAGAAGATTTAGAAGCAGAAGCAGAAGAAGATGAATCAGAAGAAGAGATAGAGTCTGAAGATTCTAATGAAGAAGATAATGATGGTATAGCACCAGAGTAAAAAATCTTAAAATTATAAATAATACTATAATGAAAACATTTAATGAAATAAGAGAATCACAGAAGACAGTTGTTAATAAAAGATTAATGGGTGTACCTGTGAAAATATCTTCTATGAAATCAAAAGGTAAAACATCTTTTAGCTTATATATTGATGGCGACAAATTAGATGACTATAAGTCAGAAAAAGAAGCAATGATGACAGCTAAAGAATTTGTGAAACAGTATAGGAAAAGCAAATGACATTTCAAATTCATCCTCTAGCGGCAAAGGTAAATAATATAAACGGTACTAGTAATGCGTCAAATGTTGGCAGAGCAAAAGTTCTTTATATAATGGGAACTGCTGCTGATACTATTACTAATAAAACTACAGGAGCTTCTTTTCAGATTGCTGCAGGTCAAGCTATAATACTGTTTAAACAAGATACTGATGAAGTTTTTAGTGGTGTAACAACTACACACTTTACTAAAATAAATTATCCGAGAGGTTAATATGAAATTAATATCAGAACATATTGAACATGGTTTAGAACTAATTGTTGAAGAAGATAAAAAAGGCAAAAAGACTTATATGATTGAAGGCATATTTGCTCAAGCCGAAAAAAAGAATAGAAACGGTAGAATATATCCAAAGCCAATTATGGAAAAAGCCGTTGGAAAATATAATAAAGAATTCGTAAGCAATGGTAGAGCTGTAGGTGAGTTAAATCATCCTAGTGGTCCTACTATTAACTTAGACAAGGTTTCACATCTAGTTACTGAAATGAAATTTGAAGGTAATGATGTTGTGGGAAAAGCAAAAATTTTAGATACTCCAAATGGTACTATTGCAAAGCAATTACTAGATGGAGGTGTAAAATTAGGTGTTTCAACTCGTGGTATGGGAAGCTTAATGAATCAAAATAACGTTGCAGTCGTTAAAGACGACTACATTCTAAATGCGGTTGATATCGTACAAGATCCATCTGCTCCAGGAGCATTTGTTAATGGGATCATGGAAGGAGTAGAATGGATATGGAACAACGGAATTATTGAACAGAAAGCAATTGAACAAATGGAGACAGAAATTAAAAATGCTCCACGATCCGATCGCTATGCGACAGAAGTTCGTGAGTTTAAGAATTTCCTCTCGTTACTAAAACAATAAACATTTAGCAAAGGGAGTCATAATTATGACTGATAAAGATAATATCGAAATCGACTCTCCAGAGGAAGAAATTCAAGAAGCCTCAGTAGAAGAAGCTGTCGATCCTAAAGACGCAGAAGCCGCTTCTGTAGCGTCTGTTGATAAAGCAGGTGATGCAGGAACCCAAGCTTCAGCAAGGAAAATGGCTGGTGGAACAGCCGCAGATAATACTACTAAAGACCCTGCGCCAAAAACTAAAGCTGGTATGATAAATGCAATGTTCACTAAAATGAACAAAATGTCTAAAAACGAAATGATGAAGATGTATGCAAGTTATCATAAGCAAATGGAATCAACTGAAGTTGATGAAGATACAAATGAAGTAAGAGAAGTAGCAGAAACTAATGTAGATTTCTCTAATGATCTTAACGCACTTGTAGAATCAGAAGCAACTCTTTCAGCTGAATTCAAATCAAAAGCCGGTGTAATTTTTGAAGCAGCTCTTAAGACAAAATTATCTGAAGAGATCGATCGGATTGAAGATCAATATAAAAACGAACTTAACGAAGAAGTTACAGCTACTAAAGCTGAACTCGTTGAGAAAGTTGATAACTACTTAAATTACGTAGTAGAAAATTGGATGGCAGAAAATAAACTTGCAGTCCATAATGGTCTACGTACAGAAATCGCAGAGAATTTTATGAATAGCTTAAAAGATCTATTCACAGAATCTTATATTACGGTTCCTGAAAATAAGGTAGATTTAGTTGATGATCTTTCTGATCAAGTTGCAGAATTAGAAGAGCAACTTAACAAACAAACCGAACAATCAATGAATCAGTCAGCTGAGTTAGAAAACCTTAAGCGTGACTCTGTAATAAGAGAAGCATCAAAAGGTCTAGCTGAAACTCAAGTTGAAAAACTTGCTAAGTTAGCTGAAAATGTTGATTTTGAGGACGAAGAGTCATTTATTAATAAAGTAAATACTCTTAAAGAAAATTATTTTAAAACTAAAACTGAATCAGTTTCAGAAGAGCAAGTTGATGAATCAGAAGATACACCAGTAACTTCTGCCGGATCAATGAGTTCATATGTTGAAGCTATCAGAAAAACCGATAAAAATTAAGGGAGCCAAAAGATGCACAATCAAGTATCTTATGATAAGTTGATCGAAAAATGGTCCCCAGTTCTTAATGAAGAGTCTGCGGGTAAAATTGAAGATCATCACAGAAAAGCAGTCACAGCTGCTATTCTTGAAAACCAAGAAATTGCCTTAAGAGAAGAGGCTGGCCAGATGCAGTTCATGTCAGAAGCTGCACCTGCAAATAATATATCTTCTACTTCAAACTGGAATCCAGTATTAATCGCACTAGTCAGACGTGCAATGCCAAATCTAATGGCATACGACATCTGTGGTGTACAACCAATGTCAGGACCAACTGGTCTAATCTTCGCAATGAAGTCTAGACTACAAGGTGGTTCAACTTCAAACCGTGAAGCTCTATTCAACGAAGCTGAAACAAGATTCTCAGGTGATTCCGCAGGAACACATGATTCAGATAACGTTTCAGGTCTTGATCAAGCAACTGACGGCGACGGCGATGCAACAATCGATGACTCAGACCTTACAAATTTATTTGCAGGTGGTATGTCAACAGCCAGTGCTGAAGCATTAGGTTCTTCAGGTGGATCCACATTTAATGAAATGGGATTTACAATCGAAAAAGCTACAGTGACAGCGAAGTCAAGAGCTCTTAAAGCTGAATACAGCTTAGAGTTAGCACAGGATCTTAAAGCCATTCATGGTTTAGATGCTGAGTCTGAGTTAGCAAATATTCTTTCAACAGAAATCATGGCTGAAATCAACCGTGAAGTTGTTAGAACAATTAACTCACAAGCTAAACTCGGTGCTTTAACTGCTAACACTGCAGTAAATGGTATCTTTAATCTAAAAACAGACGCAGATGGCAGATGGTCAGCTGAGAAGTTCAAAGGGTTAATGATTCAAATCGATCGTGAAGCTAACGTTATTGCAAAGCAAACACGTAGAGGTAAAGGTAACTTTATCGTATGTTCCTCAGATGTAGCTTCTGCTTTATCTGCAACAGGAATGTTAGACTACTCAATGGCTGGAACAAATCTTAGCGTTGATGATACAGGCAATACATTTGCAGGTACTTTAAATGGTAAAATGAAAGTATACATTGATCCATATTCAACAGGAGATTATGTAGTCGTTGGTTATAAAGGAACTAACCCATATGATGCTGGTGTTTTCTACTGCCCATATGTCCCACTAACAATGGTCAGAGCAGTTGCTGAAGATACATTCCAACCAAAAATTGGTTTCAAAACCAGATATGGAATGGTATCAAACCCATTTGTAGGAACTAATCCTGCTAACGGTTTAGCAACACCAAGAACTAATCAGTACTATAGAATATTCAAAGTCGACAAAATCCTCGACGTATAATATTCACAATTAACAATAAACGTTAATTTAAACTTGGGGATAGTGTAAAAGCTATCCCCTATTTTTTGTATAAATAAAATCATGGCAGCTAAATCTACACTTACCACTAATTTTAATTATCTTCAACCTACTGGTTATAAAGTTGTTATCGATAGAAAATATTATTCTAATTTAGAATTCTTTTGTCAATCGTTTCAGCATCCAGGTATGACAATGGGTTCTGTTGAAATCCCATTTAAAAGAATTGGGAGTGTTCCTTTACCTGGAGATAAACTTACATTTAGTGAAGTCATTTTAACAATATTAGTAGATGAAGATATGAAATCATATACTGAGTTG